CGCCGTCTTTCCTTGTGGTGCTGAATCGAACTTTCACTCCGCACCGGTCACACACCGCCCAGGGATCGCCTGAGATATACCCATGTTCTTGCATTTTTTTACTTTTCCAGACGGATGAAGATGTGATCGGTCGCCTCATCTAAGCGTGGACTGACTGTACTCCAAGTAGTTCCTTTAACAATTTGGAATGCAATAGCGGCCAACCCACGTAGTTCTTTATAGAAAACCCCTGGACCATTGATGATTGAAGTATTTGTGGGATGGTACGTAATGGAACTCGTTGTACCCCAAACCACGGAGCCTGAATCAAATGGAACGCGCTGAAAACCGGACATCAAGACGGCTTGGCTATCGACCGGCAGAGAGGCATCAGGGATGAACGCTATGGCAAACCCGGAACCATTCAGATAGACGGCAGAATTATAAACACCGGGATGCAGATGAACCGCCCTGGTAGTGCTCCAGATCGAGGCAGAGGTTGTCCCCTGGATCGCCGAAGACATGGTTTGTACGGACAACCATTTGTACTCGCGAACGTCAATGGGTTTAGTAAAATAGTGTGTTTGGTATGGCGTGACGCCAACGATATAATGAAACGTCTTACCGAAAGCATCGCCGTGGGAGTTATAGGGAAGCAGGAAATACCGCTTATGATCCCGCCCGTCCGTCACAGATTGGAAAACGTTGGGGTAACTTACGGGATTAACGTTTGCCGATGCCCAAAGATACCTCGTTGTAACGATGTCATCAAAAATGTTCTGATCGACGTTCGCCTGGGACCAGGATTGTTCCGTCTGTGCCATCCCCAGAGGAATCAATAGAAGCAAGAAGACAGAAAGGTAGATTCCTTTCATGGCGATTTCCCCTTTTTAACGTTCTTTGGCGGCAAAAACGTATTTAATCAACATATTGTAATAATCCTCATTACCGTACAAACTTCTCACTAAACCATCTGTGACACTATAAACTTTACCATTTTGCATCCCAAAAGAGATCCTTAGCGCCGTTGTTGGAGTTTTTAGCGTGCTTGAACTGGTAACTGGGTCTATATTAGCAACTGCCCTGTTATTGATAAAAAATTTCATGGAGTCTTTTCCGTCATAATAAAAACTGAAACGAATGTCAGAATTGTTTTTATAAACATCGGTTGCACCCAAAACCTGATAAGTTCTCACTTCATTCTTACAGACGATATCAATTTCTTGATCTCCATCGTCTTTACGAAAATAAACACCATGATCCACTGCCAACGGGGTAGTATCCGTTCCCTGCAAACCAATGACAAAATCACTTTCGGTGGCCCGCGAGACATCTCCGCCCGTTGCGGTGTTAATCCACTTAGCGACGGAATCAAACCACATCTTCTTCCCGGTCTCAAAAGTAAATAATGGTTCTACGCTTTGCATAAAAATCGAGTTGTCATCCGCCGAAGCGGGATGAATCAATAGACCAGCCATATTTGTACTATACCATCGGCTTGCCGAAGGAGTCGCACCACCAGTTGTTGATCCAGCAATAATGTATTTGGTAGGAATTCCATTCGGTAAATTATTAAATTCTTCAAAAATCTGCTCAATTCCCCATTGCGCGGGAACGGGAAGATCCCCACCAACCGTATCTTTAGATTGATTGGTAAGACCACCAGGAAACCGAGTGGTGCTCTGCGCCGATGCAGTCACGACAAAGGCAAAGAGTACAACGATGGAAAGAATGATCCGTTTCATGATTTGTATCTCCTGTTTTTTAGAAAGAAAGCCCAGCCCCGCCCACGCGGGAAGAGCCGGGCTTCCATCCGTGTGTCATGTATCCGCCTATTCGTGATTCAATCGGATTATCCGACCCCTGGACTACCGTATGCGCATCGTGCATCAGTCCATGACACCGAAAATCGGACCGTTCCGATAAACCGGCCATTCCGCGTCGTGAATTCATTGTCGATGTCGAATGATTCTCCTTCACGATCAAAATATTTCAGCCCTTCCGGCGCATCCGAGAGCAAGAACCACGCATTGGCATCGGTGAAATAATCGTTTACCACGATCCCGTCGCGGACGGTTCTCTGCGAACGCAACACGTTGGTGTCATTGTTGGCATTCCCAGCTTGCTGGTTCGAGTCCAAGATCCGATGCGCGTCAAATTCCAACGCAGGAGGAACCAACAACTTTATGGCCCTGGATTGAATTCGGTTTCCTTTGTCGTTGGTAAATTGACGAATGGTGATACAGCCGTCCTCAATGGCCGCTTCAGAGAGATCGGCAGCCGTGTCAGGGGTATTCGACCACGTCCCGCCTGCCGTTCCCGCATTCAAGTGCACAGTTGAGAAAAATTCAATGCCGTCCGCCCCCGCAAAAGAAGAGTCAAATCCATGGTTAAATGGACCGGCGCAGACGGTCTCCACGGTTTGTCTCAGACTATAAGCCAGTTGTCCCGTGCGTTGCCGCGCCAATTGCGGATATTGCCCATCATCCACGGCTTCTTTGCTGATAATAAATCCGATGCCGTATGTGACGTGGGTATAGCGTTTGATAAATCCCTGCGTCATAGTGAAAAATTGAATGGGAAGCCCTTCCTGCTTGATCGGGGCCAGCCCCAATCCCACTATGCCGACATCTTCTTCCCATCCCTTGGTGGATGGAAGTATCTTGTATATTTCCGTGTACTGCTTTGGTTTTTCTTTGTACGCCATGCCCCAAAACGCGTTGACTCCAGGCCATAATGTTCTGGGTATACTTGCAGTTGTAATAGGCATTGTATTTTGCCTCCGTGTTTACTTTGTAATTTTCCAAACGAATACGTTAAATCCCGGCGGTCCCGGTACCTCCACCAAATACGCGATTGTTGATAACAACCAATCCCCGGTTGTAAAGCGAATTGACCGTGTTGTCCTCGCGCCGAACCAGCCCAATGATCTTCAGCTGGGTAGTCGCGGTGGCATTATAGGTCGCGTCAATTTGCTGTCCTGAAGCCCCCGTGGTGGTATTCCCGGACGCAGTTTGCACGAGGTTGGAATTCTGAAAAATATTCGCAACCGCAAAGGCTTCATCAATCTGCGCTTCATAGATGATGGTGGGATCGCAAGCCACCATAACCGATCCGGTATCGGCAGATGCGATATAAATGACATCCAAATTGGCAGGTTGCACCTTAAATCCAGCGATTGCACCGATGATGGCATTGGCCCCAGCCGTTGAAAGAGTGCAACCTGGAGTACCATCCGTATGCCCAGTCGTGTGCGACGTTACTAAATCGCCGAGAAACTGATTCCCGACTCCAGCCACATGAAAAAATTCCATAACGTTTCCTGCATAAGACCCACCGCCGAAATAAGCTACCGGGGTGAATCCGTTGACCCTGTTGACATTAGCCATGACTTTACTCCTTTAATTGCCCCTGGGGAGAAAACACCCCTTTTGGCAAAACTGGTTGTCTCATCGAAAAACGATGTTTACCGTTGTATCCCTATCGCGCCGTACCAATCCTGGTTGCGAACACCCATCTGTCCGAGTCCTTCTGTCAATCCGCTTTCAGCCGCGTCCGCTTCTTCTTTACGCTCCAATAGACTCTTTTCCCAATCCTGAATCGGGATTTTCATTAAATAACCCTTTTCGCCGGAGCGACTGTCTACCACTCTCTCTACCTTAGCTCCAACTTGTGTAGGTCTCCCTACTTTACCATCTGCACTTGCTTTGATATTCCCGGTCACGAAGGTATAACCATTTCTCTGGCATTCCTCCAGCCGTCCAGGTTTGTCATTTATAAAATGAAGATGGAATCCTGGATGATCGGACCTGTTAAAGTTGAGATTCTTTCGCTCTCCAATCTGTGTTCGCTTCGTTCTTTGGTGGGTATCTGCGCCAATGGCGGGTCTGGTGCCGCGGTCTCTTAGTACGGAAGGTAATCCAGGACGGCGGATAATGTTGGGATTGTGTGGATTTTCCGACTCACCCCGAAGCAAGCGATCCGCATTTTCCTGTAATTTTTCTTCTAACTCTTTGATGCGCTGCTCGTGTTCCTGTCTCTCTTTTTCCGAATAAACTGAATTTCCCGTAGCTTCAGGAGAATTCATGGATTTGGATTCGAGTTCTTCGGCGAATTCAATCTCTGATTTTTCTCTCGTCATGATTTTTTACTCCGGAGGGATTTGTTCAAAATATATCTGTCGCCTTTTTTCCATACTCAACGGTTTCCCAGTCTTCTCATCCACGGCGAAAACTCCCTGTTTCAGCATGCTATCGCAAACATCCTGCTCAAAACGTGTAGCCGTCGCGTAGGTTTTCCCATGGCGATTAACGCCTCCGTGAGGTTGATTTCTTCCACTGCTCACGTCATTGACTCCACGATTTGTAGGATTCCCGTTCATTTTCTTTGGCTCTCCCTCTTTCTTGGATCTGGATTCCCTAATCTCTTCAATGGCGTCCGCCACTTCTTCCGCGGCTTCATCAAAAAGCAATCCTCTGCGTCTAGAACGCGCAAAGACCTTATCTGCTTTTGCCTTCAATTCATCATCATCCTCATACCACGGGTTATCATCAATCCAATGTTGAATCTCTGGAGGAATGCCCTGGTTTTGTTCATTAACGGGAACGGCCTTTGCTTCCAGGTCATAGATTGCCCGACTTATTTGCAACGTTTTCTCTGTATCTCCCTCTTCCACAGCATCTTTCAAATTCTCTTTCTTTCTGAGAATTTGTTGCTGAATGGTCATGGTGTTTGCATCGCGTTGATGCGCCGAAAGCTGTTCCACAGAGCGTTTAAGACTTTCCATCTCTCGTTCCAGCGTCCGTGCATGAGCGCGAGTGGACTTGTGCATGGCCTTGTCGCGCAAGACAAAGGTTTTCGCATCCACCCATTCCGATTTATCGCCTCGATATTTCTCCTTGGGAACCCAACCCCAGGTTTGAGCGATGTTTTCATACGCGGTTTGCTCCACCGCCGCAACGGTAGGCAACGGTTCAGATTCCGGGGTTTCTTCGCCCCCGACAAACTCTTCTTCCGCCGCTTCGACGGTTTCCTGCTCTTCCAGTATCTCGTCCGGCATGGTGTTTACTCCTCTTCGATTCGTTCAAATCTGCAAATCACGTCCTCGTCATTGATGGCACGATAGACCTTGTTATTTTCTATCCACGGCATCCCTGCATACTTGGAGAACAGTAGAAGGTCTCCCGGTTTACACCAATCTCCACCGTACTTAGGATCTTGGTACGCCATTGGGCCGAGTTCAACCACTCGCCCAAACATCTCCCTTTCTTGTTCCTGATCCTTAACGGTATCGGGAATAATAAGCCCACCCTTGGTTTTCTCTTCCACTTCGTCCACCTGGACGATAATCCTCCAACCTACGGCTCTGGACCGAAAACCAACGATTTTTGAGGTAATATCTATTGCCATGCGCTTTCCTCCATGAGATAAAAAGCAAAAACCCGAACAACGCCGTTTTCTGGCATCATCCGGGTCTTTGCGCGTTCTGAAATCCGTTTCAGAGTGCGAAGGCATCCGCTTTAAAATTCATTGTAACGATTTTTTTCGGTTTGTGCAACCCCATTCAAAAAGTTTACATTCCTGGAATTGGCTTCCCCATAAATCTCGTTTCCCTGATCTCCTTCATATCGAAAGACTTGATCCCTCCAGAAAACACCCCAATGGTAAGCACAATTTCCCAATTTTCCTTGCTTTGCTGCGCTTTTTGTAAAGATTTCTCTACCTTGTATTTTATATCGTCTATAGAAATTGCCATCAGGGTTATTTTTTCTCTTCCTTGTCCCGGCTCGCGGGCAATTCTCCGAACAAATTGGATAGTTCGATGAGCGCCATGTTGTATCCTACCGTCGCGGCAGCGTTCAGGGCCGTCTGGTCGATAGATTCCAGGTTAAGGAGTGATCCCTCCGCCTGGTCCTGGATTCGGCGGTAGCGCCGTTTCCTGATTTCCTCCAGAAAACTCTGGGTTAACGCCTCCCCCAGCCATTGTTGGCGGATTTCCAGGGGAAATTCCTTCGGTGACATCATTGGACGGTTCCTCCGATCCCTGATTTCGCATTCCCTCTTGTTGCCCAATAATATCGAGCAACGATTTAGAATTTTCTTCGCTCTGTTTATACTGTTCGCCCAAGGATTGCAACTGAGCCTTATATATTTCTATCTGTGGACCCTGTTCCTTGGCTTCTGCATCCGCGATATAGTTGATGGCGCGTGCATGAATTTCCAGCACTTCCGCCTTAGCTTTCATGTATTCCATAGCTGCCCGCTGAACATCCAGCTGAAGTTTCTGTTTTTCCAGGTTTATTTTTTCCGTCTCAATCATAGCCTTCAGATCGGGCGGCGGCTGATTGGGAATGAGGTTATCCACATCCTCAATCCCCAATGCGATAAGATATCGTTTATCCACTTCCGGGATAGCAGATCGGCCTCCTCTTGCCCACTCCAGAAGCGCGGCGGCTCGTTGCAGGCGCTGAACATCCGTAGCAACCTTCGGATCGGCAGACGGAACCACATCCGTCATCCCATCTTGATCCAGGTCGCTTGATTCAATGTAATTGTTTTGATCCCCATAGGCTATCTGCCCCGATTCCCCGGAATTGATCTCCGCACAAATATCCCGGATCATGCGGTACTCACGAGAAAAACTCTCGTAGAGGGCTTCATAGATAGAGGTATAAACCTTCATCCCCTGCTCAATCAGGGACAGAATCGTCCCCACCGGGGTATTCGAACCCCTTGGTTCCTGACCCGTCATCACATTGGATGTAGAGGAGAATTTTTCTGCCGCTTCAACAATCATACCAAGCATGGAAAAAAGAACGTTGGATGGCCCCTGAAATTGCGGAGTCCAAAGCACTTTGCGAATATCGTCCCCCGTAAATTGCAACTCGTTGAAAACTCCAGGCTCCATGGGAATATCCCCACCCTGAGTTCCGGATTTTCTGAACCCTCCAGGACAATTTTGCAACCGCCCCGCATCTAAAATCTCATTAACAATTGTGTTGACGGCATTATTCATGTGGGATAGAAGATACCCAAACCCAGTCCCACGATTTCCGCCGTCAAAACTGGGGAAAAACTCATTGTAATTAAAATATTGTTTTGGCTTGATTTTTATAATCGTTCCGCGATCACTGATCCAAATCCCATTGTTCCGCCATCTTGCCTTGATGCGGACAACCTGCTCGGTTTCCTCATGAACCGTGCAAATCCATGGTTCATAATACCCATCATGATCCAGATCCAACCATCGGTGTTGTTCAATAAATCTGTATGGTTTATCTTCTGAGTAGGAAATTTTTGATTTATTGGTGTTGTTCCCGTCCCTGACGATCCGGTCATCCCCATCACCCAAATCAACGTCCAGAAAAGCGCCGGTACGAATAAATTCGAGAACTTCATTGGCGGATAGATAATAAACATGACTGACGCTGGGGGCTTGATCTATGGATTCGCACCAGTAATCGTAGATAATGGAATCACCTGGAATCATGACGCTTAGAGGTTGTTGTTCAATGCGGTCAATAAATACTTTTTTGTAAGCGCAACCGAATGCGGGGAGAGAAAATAAGGATCGTCTCGTATGCCATCCCCAAGCCTTAATCTCGTTCATTACCTTATAATTAAGATAGTCTTCTACCCGATTGGCGCGTTCCCTTTTTTTGCCATTCTTGTCAACTCCGATCACTTTCCCGGTTACGGGCTTGCCGTGATTCAGAATGGAGGGGTAGGCATTAGCGGCGAATGTGATAACTGCTTGAGCTACAAGAGGATACTTAACATTTGCGGCTCCAGAAAAGGGAGTGTTTCTGGTTACATTTTCTAATCGCAGCAATCCATTGATGATGTGATAATCATTCAACCATTCAGACAAGGACGACAAATCGCATTTATAATCATCTACAACTATCGAACCGATCCAACTTAGAGTGTTTTTGTCAAGATATTTTGCAATATTTGGAATATTTACGGTATCTTCTTTGATTTCAATGCGGGAGTAGTTTCTAAGTTTATCCCGCCTTTGTTTGGTAAATTCATCGCCCAAAATATCATTGTCGTCCTCATCAAACTCCTTGATTTCCGGTTCTTCTTCCATCATTGTGGCTTCAAATGTCGGGTCCATTTGTTAATACCCCGTTACGGGATTTGCTTCCCGCAATCGCCTTTGGCGTTGCACTTCACGACGATAATCATAGTCGTCAACTATCTTTGGTGCAACTGGATACGCAAAGGATAGCGAAAGGGCATCCGCATCATCTGGGGAAGGAAGCCCACGAGATTTCATGTCTCTCTTGCTTTCCAACTGCAACCGATTCCGGTTTTGGTTAAACCCATATTCAATACCAGTCAGGTTATCCAGTAATTCTTGATCGAATGGAAGATCCCCACCCAGGATCAGCCAAGCCTTCATCCTAGACCACATTTCCGCTCTTTTATTAACGTAGCGAGTTGGTTCATCCGCTACGTTCCCGGCATTGACCTCGATACAGATAAATCCCAGCTGCCTGATCCGGTCCACAACCCCAGCCCCGATTCCTACGACATCTACAAAAATATATTCTCCCAGCCATTCATGGTAAGCCATGATTACTTTCTGTGCCGTTTCCATGGTGTCTAACCCACGGTATTTGTAGAATTGGTGTACTTTTAACCCTTGCCGGACAGCAACAATTGACTGATCGTCTCCAAACCGAGCCACGTCGCAGGAAATAATAATCGGCCAATCTCGATACATTTCCGGTGGATTATTCCTGGACATTGCCTGTTCGACAAGTTCAGTCGGAATAAACTGCGTTGTAGCGGCATCCGGGAATTCTCCAAGGACGCGAACGCGGGTAATGTCGTTATCGAGGCCATAATCCTCAATGGTTTGCCGAATCTTCTCTTTATCGGAGATTTTGGCGTCTCTGGCATCTACCGTCCAATGAAGCCACCGATGGCTGAACTGCCGAAAGCATTCTCTAAATCTGCCCGTATTTTTGGTTGGGTTTCCCATCACGATCCAAATAGAACCAGGACCACGGATGGCTCCATCCGAAACTTCCCATATTTTATCGGGGATACCGGATGCTTCGTCAAAAGCGTAGAGAACGTATTTGGCGTGGGTTCCTGCGAAGGCGTCCGACTTCTCTTCCTTCCAGGTGATGGCCGAAGCAAACCAAGTTTTAGATGCTTTTAGATAAAATTGGGTCTTGGTCCACTCAAACCAGTGGCTATTCAGAGCTCGTTCATGCCAGAGCGCCAGTTCGCGCCATAGTTTTGTAAAGAGCTGAGTCCCGGTATTGGCAGTACAGACTACCTGTGGATCGTAGCGGGTAGACATGAACCAGAGGATGATCCATGCAATAAAGGCGGTTTTCCCGACTTCGTGCCCGCTTTTGATGGCGATCTGAATAGGTCCCAGATTGGGGTTATCCCGGCGGAGAAGTAGTTCTTCTCCGATTTTGAGGAGTAAATCTTTCTGCCACTTGTCTGGCCCTGGTTCATTCTCCAGGTCCGTTCCAGGAACCCCCCACGGAAAGTTGTATATCACGAAGGCGTAGGGGGAATAGAAGGTCTTGACGATGTCCTTCTTGAGTTCGTCTTCTATATTATTGTCTGGCGCAGAAACCATGATGGTTTCTATTATATGAGCAATTCTTGCTTTACGTCAACTCCATAATTTCTCCTGATTACGCAATCATCAGGCAATAAGTTCCTGTCTCATCCACTTTTTTGCCAAAATGCCTACTCTTTCCATCCGGAGTTGATAACACCACTTCGTGGTTAAGAGAGGGGGCGCTATCATTAGTTACATCTTCTTTAGTCGATTCCCATAAGGAATAAATACTAAGTGCAGGATCTAAACCCCCTGCGCTTACGCTAATGAGTCCGCCTACTGTTCATTATTTTGTCTCCTCTTGTCGGTGAATCTCCGCAATTAAATCTTCGGGTGTACCTTCACAAACAATCCAGTTGTCATCTAAATTGAGACTTCCTCTCTCTTTGCATTTTGTCATTGTGATTAAAGTTGTTGGGCCAAATCCAGGCAAGTTTCTCAACCGTATAGAGACAATATTTAATGGATTGATATAAACTTCTGAACTGGTTGTATTATCGTATACTTTTATAAAAGTAGTCATGATTTCCCGTCCTTTCTTTCCATAGTCAAAATTGATTTATTGATTACTTTGTAAATATCTTCTGGGATTCCGTTTACGGCTATACAAATTCCCCCAGCTAAACTCACGTTAGACATATACTTTTGATAGTTCTGTGAACAAGTATATTCATCATCATAAGTAATAGATTCAACTTTTGACGTATCAATATAGAGAGCGTGTCCTTCTAAATCTGCAAACTGAATCAACATGGGTTCTCCTCCGGCGGCACTTCGTTCATCGCGTCCAGGATGCAAGATGGCGGATCATCCGCAGTTACGGTCTCTTGCGCCAATAATTTCCCCGCCTTCACGTCGATCACATGGATCGGGCCACCGGTGTATACGTCGTGATGCGATGCAACTTCCACCGCCTCCTGCGCCGACGCGCCAAATCCCATCGCGCCCATCGCCATACTTCCACCGCTCCCAATCGCCTCGTGATTTACATTGACTCGTTGCGCAATCAGTTGCGGCGAAAACCAAACAGAAACAGTCAGGTCGCTTCGATCAATTTGGATTGCCGAGAATCCATCATCTTTCGCGATGGCGGGTAGTGCCTTTCTATCCATGCCGGAATTAAGCCATTCAATGAAAAGCAAAACATTGCCCCTGCATCCAGCGAAACCCCATACCGATTTTTCTGTGATTAAGTATTTCTCAGTATAGAATAAGTTATCCGTCATCGAGATGAGTGAATCGCACGCCAAGAAGCCATCCCTGTAGGCAATCGTGGTCATTCCGGTTTCGCTCCCGTCGTATTGTTGGAAGTCTTGGTAACTACTGGTGGATACATCCACCATGGAGGAACTACCCCATACCACGGGTAAGGGTAAAGTGGAGGGATTTCCTGGGGATTTTTTTGTGGATAGGGAACGGGGCATGGGATGAGTGGCGGATCGGATTGAGGATACATTTTACGTAACTCATCTAATGGGAATTTGTCGTTTATCTCTTTAATTATTCTTACAACACGTTCAAACTTTTCTTTCAGTGGTTCATCTGCTTTATTTTCCAACTCCAAGATGCGCTTCTTGAGTTTAACAATCTCCTCATCCAGCTTATGTGCCAATTCCGCAAACGCTTCTACCAACTCAACATTGTCCTTCTGGTTTGCTTCGGTCATGATCCTCTCCTTTTGCAATTAGCTCTGTCTCCTCTACCCGCTCCGCTTCCGGGTTCTTTTTCGCCTTTGCCATTCGGATGTCCTTGCATCGCCCCTCTAGTTTAATCAAAAATTCAGTGATCCCACCCAGTTGAGTATAGAACTCCTTGAGCGGAACCGCATGTACCCTATTCCCGTTATATCCTACATCAACGGTATGTGGAACAATATCCGCCACGTAGCAGGTGATTTGCTCAATCACCCATCCCGTGCTTCCTGGCTGCCCGCCATAGGTAGAACTGGCCGGTCTGTTTTTATTTAAAGAATCTGATTGCACGCTTCCCAATCCCTCAGTTGACACAGACATTCCTATCCCCTTCCTCGGTAAGATTTCGTGCGACCCACGCCCCGTCAGAACCCTTGATTTCCACTTTATCGCCGGTTTCGAACGACTCCAGAATGGTTTTAAGATAGCACGCCTGATCTTTGGTAAATTCTTCCTTGCAAGACCTGATCCACAAGTAGAGCATAAAGATGGCGACAGGGTCTCCCATCTGGAAACCAAGCCCATAAAATTTCTGGATGGCGGCAGTAAAATCAGTGTTATCCATGTTAGGCGTTTTTTTTGCTGATCTCTTCCACCCACTTCTCTACGTCTTTCCGATGGTAGCGAATGCACCGTCTTGACAACCGCCTGTACGGTGGGCCGGTCCCAATCGTGCGCATCCTCTGTAAGGTGAATATAGACACGCTCAGATAGATTGCTACCTGCTTTGCTGTCATTAAATCTTCAGTCGTTTGTGGCTGAGAACACTTAGTTTGCGTCATCATCTCTCTATTCTTTCTTGATTTTTTGTCGGGATGGAGGGATTTGAACCCCCGACCCATGGTTCCCAAAACCATTGCGCTGCCAGGCTGCGCTACATCCCGCCTCCATTCCAAACCTTCTCATTTTAAAAGTATAACGCTTCCTCGAAATATTTGCAAGTTATTTGCAGATATTTATTGACAATGCGCTAATCTGCGGTAATCTATAAGAAGGAAGGGGGTGATCCTGGTGGAAAAAAAGATAAAGAAGGGCGCGAAGAAGATGACAAAGAGTGGTAAGGGCAAGAAGTGTAAGTAACTGCGCCCTCAATCACAGGAGCCTAGTGCTCCTGGCAGACCGACGGCCTTGCAGGATAACGAGATGGCGGAGAGTCAGACTATGATACAGGATTACCGATTCCCGTTTATACCATTTCTAATTATTTGTGGCATTCTTGGTTACGTGATTATCAGCCTGATTGTGTGGATTTTCAAGCATATAAGTATTGGGTGGGTATAAAAAGATGGTGGTGGAGGGGATCGGAAAAGCCGCATGGGGGAATCCTGCCATGGCCGATGATCTCATGGATTACATGACTACCGCCCTATGATTGTGCGGGTTGGCCGCCGCCGGCATAGAGAGAGACCCCTCCACCACCAAAATAAAGGAGAGATGCCGATGGAATTTGAGACCACGATGTTGCCCAAGATTCCGATCTATGTAGAAGAGGAAGACGAAGTTTATTTTTACAATGATGAGAATGATTTGGCTTGTTCCATTCATACGGAATCGATGGATTCGCGGTTTGTAAATTCACAGGATTTGGAGATGGCTAAACGAAATGCGGATAAACTCAAGGAGATGTTAGGAAAATAGGGTGCTGGCATCCGTGGAAGTGTTGCGGCGGCACGCCGGGCCAGAGACCCGGAGGGACGGTTCGAATCCGAGCGCGGTGTAAGTCCAGCATCCGCGTGGATGGGATGATCTGATGCGCCAACAAACAGGGTTGAGATTGCGGGATAGGGCAAAAAATATACTACTTGGGCGGCGTATGGGGATGCGCGGCAGAGAGAGTATTCTGCCAACATCACAAGTGGGGAAGGCTAAGCTCGAAAGAGCCGAGTATGCCCATGACTCTAAGGAGGCGTGTACCTGGATGTCACCTCGCAAGAGGGCTTATGTGCCGAATCCTAGCGCGCCCTATCCTCGCATGTATTTGCGGGATCGTGTCCCGCTTTATTCCGAGATACCCAGGCCGGGGGTTGACCACTATCCACCGACACTCCTGGTCTGGGTATCCCGTATCATTGCGTGGCTGATTCTGATTGGCTGCGCGTGGGTATGGATAAATTAAGGAGAAAGCAATGGATTATTTTACAGAGAGTGAGATATTTCATCGTGGCGTAGAGGCGGGCAAAGCATTGTGCGCCGCCGGACCATGGCAATATCCGCCCGCCGCGCCGCCCATGGATGGAAGCCTCTTATTGGTGGAAGATGATTATGGCTATTCTAAGGCGCGATGGGATGCCGAAGAAAAATCGTGGAAAGATGGTTTTGGGATTTATTGGGAAGTTATTAAAAAGAACTGGAAGCGGTGGGCGGTAATCAACGAGGAGGCAAAGCCATGATGATCTTTCTGCAAAAATACCGACATGAATTGGCACTCACGGATAAAACATATCTCGGCGTGTGCCTTCATGAGTTTGTGCTCATGCACTGGGATTTTATAAACGGCGCATGGGAGATCACGAGAGAGGATGGAATCAAAATTGCGGTAGGCCCGGAGGACATATCCCATATCGCCGAGTTGCGGTTGCCGGAGGCAAAACCATGAGCGATAAAATCAAGAAGTTAATTACTGAGTGCAAATCCACTATAGATGCCATCGACGGCGCTTACTTCAGGTTGGGGGATGATATTGATCGTTTTTTACTGGAAGATGAAGACGTTAATATCGAGGGATGGCTGGAAAGAATAAGAGAAGATCTCGATAGCATCTTCCTTGAAATTCAGCAGGCTGAATGTCTGAGCAAAAAGAAGGGAAATAAATCATGACTAATATCTGGAGGACCCGCTTATGCGCCGCACAATTTCTGACGGAGTACGCCACATCGGAAGATCGAATGAAAGTTGTAATGGATTTCAAAGAAGACATAATAATTCGTAGATCGGCAATTATGGCGATGGATACCGATGAAGAAGCGGAATGGTTACGAAAAGCTGCCGTGGGAGATATTCCAATGGTAATATCCCTTTCCAGTACCTTGCTGGAGATGGCGAATGCACAAATTGAGTTCATCACAAAATTACACCACATCGCCCCGGACGAAATAGGAACGCCAATCTCCCGGCCCGAAGCCATAGAGAAGGCGGAGGAGATTATGCGCACCGCCGAAGAGGAACGCAGGTCAATTTTAGATCACCCTCTACCTTTCACCTGGTATACGAAAGAGCCACCGCGCGTAGATGGGTTGCTTGTTTGTGCGGATGATGGGGTTTGGAAACGAACCATGCGGTGGGATGCAAAGGAAGAATCCTGGTACTTAGAAGGCCCGAAACCGAGATTCAAAACTGCATTTTGTGTTTGGGCATCCTGGAAACACTGGATGATTATCGAGGAGTGATATGAAGGATCTGAACCAACACATGACAGCGGCGGAATACCGGCGGCTACACGGGGCGGACGCACCGGAGAAGAAGCGCCCCAAGGTTCCCTGCCATCGTACCGAGTACAACGGCGTGATGTACGACTCGAAACTCGAAGCGGATATGGCAAAGAGTTTGGAGTTAATGCAGCGTGAAGGAATTGTAAATTTATGGACAGCACAGTACCCGGAATTTACATTACCTATTAAAAATAAAAAAGGTGATCCACGTAAATATACAGCAGATTTTCTAGTTAATTGTGGTCCGCTTTGTTTAAATATTATTATTGATATGAAAGGCCCCTGGACGGATTATCATAACCCGCGCCAGGCCGACCGGCGGCAGATGGTGGAACAGAAGTACAACATCAAGATCCACGTTTGCCATACGGTAAAAGAGGCGGAGAACGTGATACTCCGAGCGATCGAGTAGACAAAACATGAATGACAACGCGGCATCACTTATAAGAGAATTAAAAAAACGGGCAGAATATTATGAGAAGAAAATGGATCGTGTTAAAAACCATTTAATTATATTGGGATGTCTGAGTAAATTAGATGAAATAGAATCTTTAATTATTCAAATTGAAGAGAATAGCAAGCATGGGGTTGTTTTTAATACAATAATTTTGGAATATGTAAATGAATTTATTCATGAGGAGGCAAAGCCATGAGCAACTCATCCTTACAATATCGTTATTTTTATGATGTACAAGAGGCACGACGGCGGGGGATTGATGAAGGGGTTTTGTCTTGCGCGGCGGGACCGTGGAACTATGATATGAGCCAAGCGCCAAAAGATGGAAGGGATTTATTTATCCTTATTGAATATAAAAAGGGCCAGGATATTTGGACGGATGTTGCAGATTGGCATTTAGATGAATGGCGTGGCGAGGGACAATCTTACCACCCAGATGAAGTCATCGCCTTTGCAGAACTCCGCTTGCCGGAGGCAAAGCCATGAGTCATTTACACTATTTAATTGGTCTGTTTTTTGGCTTTGCGCTTGGATTTTTAATCCGCCCGACGTGGGACGAGTTGAGACAATTTAAAAAGGATAGAAAGGAAGACGGCGATGAAAACGATTCAAAATGACTTTGGAATTATTGAGAGTATCACCCGGATCAACGCAGAGATCAACCGGCTCTATGCGGCAAAAGAATTACAACTCAAAGCGCTAAGCACCATCTACCCTCCCGTTGACGATGAAGCGACGCCCGTTCCAG